CTTTTGTCAGACTAGAAAGAAACCGTCTTTGTTTCCCATGTGCTTATTATAGTGCATCTAGCAGAGGATTCGACACCTCTTGTACCACTTCTTCAACTGGCACATGATTTTCTATCCATTGCTCTGCTAACTTATAATACTCCTCATTTGCTTCTATACCTATGTAATTTCTATCTGTATTAATACATGCTATGCACGTACTTCCACTTCCCATACAGTTATCTAAGACTGTCTCACCCTCATTAGAATAGGTCTTAATGAAATACTCTATCATACCCACAGGTTTTTGAGTAGGATGAAACTTCAATGGATTATCATTATTAATCACAGGAAACTTCTGGACTGATCTAGGATAACGATCTGTGGTAGTACCATCATTACCAAATGTTTTACTTAAATGGTTATAGTTCCTCTTCTTCTCTGGTTCAGGTATATTATCTCTTGGTTTAACTGCACCAAATGGTTTATGTCCAGTAGTTTTCAATGGATTATATGTTGGTAACTTACGATAGAATACTAATATATTCTCATGTGCCTTCATTGGCATCTTCTTTGCATTTAAATGACCTGTTGCTTTATTCTTCTCCCATATCCACTCATACCTAAAGTCTTTAAGGTTAGAACATGCAAGTATCTTATCAAATGGTGGTTGTGCTGTTAATATAATAGCACCATTTCTTTTAACAACTCTATTATATGCTGACCATAGTTCATCAAATGGTATGATACTATCCCATGAGTTTTGTGTAGTTCCATAGGGTAGATCACAAAATACCATATCCACACTACCTTCTGGTAATGTGGACATAATTTCTAAACATTCACCTAAATGTATCTTACTATCCATTATATTATGTTTTCTACTATTATATCATTAAATTCATCTTTTGTCTTCTTATTTCTAACATCAGCAATATCAAATAATATATCATTTAATTCAACAAGATCGCCATACTGTTGTCTTAATACTCCATCTATTTTAGTACGATTCTTAGCAGATATAACATCATCAAATCCACCAACTGTTCCATCTTTCTTAAATCTTGGTGCTACTCTTGGTAATACACTAACAAATAGAATCTTCTCTAATTCTATATCAGGTGCAAATGCTAGTCTTGCTGATTCACCAATAGTTGTGTTAGCATAGTTCTTAATATTCTTATTAACATTGCTGTTCATAGCCTTGCCAAGAATACAAACTTTCAAATTACCATCTACATCAAATCCTGCAATATCAATATCAAATGTGCCTCCAAAAGCATCAACAGGTAATTTATATTCAAATTTCCAATCTAAATCTCTCCACTGTGGATTCTTTGATAGAGTCTCACTCAATAAAACCTTATGTAGATCATCAGTGCGTTTGGATGATCTCACATTTTGAAATGATGTTTGTAGGAACCCAACCAGTTGCATGATTTTTTATGTAACTGTAAACATTATAAAGGATCTCCCATCAAAATGAAAGATCCATGTGCAACTTGTTAAACTGTCCTAGTCGTCGTACACTCTGCACTCTAATGAGTCAGGATGATTATCACAATATACTTCTAAGTGCTTATCCTCATGCCTTGTATGGTAATCATTGATCTTACCTTCATTACTATCAACTACATCTCCCTTATGATACTCGTCATACTCTGCATGAACATTCTCTAAATCTTCCTTACTATACTCTAACATACCATGATTGATATGCTCTTTGTTATCTTTTGGATCAAGATAAACTTCATGATCTAGATCGTGTTTAATCGTCATAGTGCGTAACCATCCTACTTTAGAGTTCAATAATCTCATGATTATTTATTTTCAAGAGATTGTTTGAAGTTCTCTTATTGATTGCTTCCTAACAAACTCTTGATTCATATTATAGTACAATTTATGATTTTCTGTCGTAACATAGTGTCCTTTTATGTCTCCATCCTGACAATGCCATCCATAAGCAATGACTTTCTCTTCTTCACCATCTATTCTCATCTTCTTACTACCATCTAGGTAAGAATGGTATCGTTCGTCTAAGTTAAGCATGGGTTTAAGAAGTATGTGTTGATATTATAACATTAGTTATATCAATTATCTATAAATTTTAGATTGTCTTTATACTCAGATAATATATCTTAATCTTCTGATTGATGTTTCTCAACTACATCCATAAGATTTTCAAATTCTTTCATACTGTCAATATCATATAATAATTTAGATATTTGAGTTATAATTAAAGGTTTTTCATTAGTAGCAGCAGATTTAATTGCTGATCTAATGCTACCTTCTGCTTCAAGTAAATAATCTAATGTTTGTCTTGATAATGCCATTAGACTTCCTCATCACAATGCTTTTCAACGATTTCTCTAATTACATCAGTAAAAGCATCACGTAATTCATATTCAATGTCACTCTTATCTTTCTTTAATCTAGTAACAGTAATAGGTGGAAGATTAAGAGTAGCAGTTATCTCCCATAGTCCAAGTTCTTTATTCTTGGTAGTTGTAATGTCAAGCATTTGTTTTGCCATGATTAATTTTCATCCTCATCATTATGTAGTTCAGGAGAATCTAATTTAAATTTCTTATCAATAGGAGTATAGTCAAATCCAAACTTCTTTAATGCTTCTTCAAATTCTTTACCACTAAGTTTACCATCCCAATAATCATTTTCAGTATAAGATGGATCTTCAATTCTTCTCCACTCTTCATTGGTATTAACTTTTAATAAAGCTAATAGTCTTACACTATCATTATAACATGCTCTATAATACCTCATGTTATCTCTGATAGTATCAAGTATAACCTCATGTATTTCCTGTGGTGTGTACTCACCAACCATTACTTCTCTTAATGCTTCTTGGAGATTTTGTATAGAATAACTATACTCAGATTTTTCGGTCATTCTTGTCATATTGGATTGCTTGTTCCATAATAACTTGTATCTCCTTAGAAGTCAAGTTGTTTAAGAATTTCCAATTAGGATCTTTCTTATCCCATTCTAATGTGAAAGAACCATCACTATTTTGATTCACTTTTAAACTTTCGTTCTGCATCCTTTTCCTCTTGTTTGATTCTTTTCTTTACCATCTTAGCATACTTTATCTCATCCTTACTATACCAATCAGGATGTTTCTTTGCTCTCTTTAATATAGTTTTTGCTGCTTTCTTATCATTCATAGATTAATATATTATCTTGAATAGGTATTTATTCTGATTTCTCTTTTATATCATATTCTATTATAATCTTCTTACCTGTTCTACCTGCACTATCATAAGTGGTTAGTCTTTCCATCTTACCACCCAATTTCTTATTAATATATGCTAGTTCTTCTATAAGTTCTAGTTCATTTTCAATCATTTTATACCTACAATTTTTAACATTATAAAACCCCTCAACTAAAAAGTCAAGGGGTATGATTATTGATTGAATTTACTTTAAGGTGGATGTTGATACTTGTTCATTTGTTTGTTAGGATAAACGTCTAATTGATTTAAACTAAAACCTCCTTACATATACGTTTACAAACTGATTGACTTTCATCACATTCGATTAAACACTCGTAATAATCTGCGATTGAATCATTATCTGTATCAAATTCTTCTCCTGCTAATTGGTTGAATGGTATTAAGTTGTGCATTAATCTTCTCCATAGAGTACAATGATGAAACAATAACAAATAGTTTCAGGTCATCTTGTTATCTCCAATTCTATCATTATTTATGCAAATAGTGTCTGTATTCGCTGATACAATTTAATAAAAATTTATGCCTATAAGATTATCTTATATGTTTACGATCTCTTTCTAATTCTAATTGCCTCTTAAATTCAAAATCAAGAGTAGATAAAGCACCTCTTAAATGCTGCTCATATTCATTACCCTCTATCAAATCTGATAGGTGTGCGGTATGCTCCAACGCAAATACTAATTTAGTTTCATTATTCATTCTCATTTCTTCCTCACTGGTACATCAATAGTCCATGAGGATGATTCTAACTTCACTATATCAAAGTTCTTCTTAAACTCTTTCTCTCTTTCTTTCTTCTCCTTCTCCATTGTTAGTTCAATGGTTTCAATAGTTGTACTTGGATTCTTTTCTTTTATACCCAAGTATTCTAAAACTGCCTCATCAACCATTTGATAAAGAGTATCCCAAGTTAAAGTATCTCTTAATCCAGTTGCGATACGATCAATAT